TTATGCCGTACAGTTTACAATTGTCAATAACAGGCTCGATATGTGTGTTACGATGCGATCTAACGATCTTTGGTACGGTTTTTGTAATGATCAATATCAATTCTCTAAACTGCAAGAGATGGTCTCTGATAGGCTAGAGATTGAGACTGGTGTTTACTATCACTTTGCACACAATATGCACTTATACAACGATAAGATATGACATACTATTTATATCACATACCAGGCAAAAAGGTTGGCGTAACAACAGACCTTAAACGTAGAGTAGAAGATCAACAGGGTTATGGTCCTGGCGAATACGAGATAATCGAATCATCTGATGATATAGATTTTATTTCTGAAGGCGAGATAATAATGCAAAAAGCTTTCGGTTACAAAGTAGACCAAATACCATACAATAAATTAAATTGTAATAAAAATAAATTAAATATGAAGATAAACGTAACAGAACAAACAACAACGTTTCCCTGTCCAGTTAACAAACTGAAAGGGCAACTAATGGATAATATAGGTATGACGTGGGAGACAGATCACGGTGTATTTTTTATCAATGAATACTCAATTAAATGGATAATGTCTAATGTAAAAACATCTATGTTTAACAAGCAAAGGTCATACGTATATAACAAAGCGTTTGCTAGGTTTTATGACAACCACCAAACACACGACTATCCTTCAAATGGAAGAGATCAATACAATGGTAAAACATTAGCTGGTGGTTTATCTCCAACTGGAATGAAAGAGTACCACGATCGCAATCCAGAGGATTACGATATGCCGGTTGAATGCTGTGATGAATATAACCCTTGCACTTGTGAGCCACAGTTCTCAAAAAGAATAAATAAACATCTTGAGCCATCTCAATTTGATTTGATTAGAGCTTGGGCTGATGAGAGAGGTTTGTATGAAAATGGTGATACAAAAACACAAGCATTAAAACTAGTTGAAGAAGTTGGCGAGACTTGTAGAGCTATACTAAAAGAAGACTTTGATGAAGTTATTGACGGTATTGGCGATTGTGTAGTTGTACTTACTAATCTAGCTGAACTACAAGGTGTATCAATTGAAGCCTGCATAGACGCTGCATATCAAGAGATCAAAAACAGAAAAGGTAAAATGGTTAACGGAACTTATAAAAAAGATTAATATGAGTAGTAGAGAGATTATGGATGCTAGAAATGGCATAGAACGTAAGACAATTGGTTTTAGAGATCCAGTTGTTAAACACGTAGTTACTAAGTTTGTATCAAGATCAGATATTGGTTATGAAAAATACGGTAGAACATTAGATGACGAACGTAGAGGTAAGTTTAAAAACCTAGCTGGATATCTTAACGATATACAAGAGGAATTAATGGATGCTGTGCTATACATACAAGCCGCACGTGAAGAGCTAGAAGACCGTGAGAAAGAAATATAGTAGAAAGAAAGGTCCTGTCAGAAGTAAAAAAGTTACTTTTGACGGGATCACATTTGCCTCTGGTTTAGAGAAATACATGTATATAGCTTTGAAAAAAGCTAAGATAAAGTCTGAGTACGAAGGTCATACATTTGTTTTGCAAGAAGGATTTAACTTTGAAAATGAATCGTACGAACGTCAGTCAAATGGTAAGGGTGATATGGTAAATAGAGGTTGTAAGAAAATACAACCAATAAGATACACACCTGATTTTATAGACATGAATGAGTTTATTATAGAGACAAAAGGTAGGGCTAACGAAAGTTTCCCTATGAGATGGAAAATGTTCAAACAATTAGTAAAAGAGCAACATCCACATGTAACTTTATATAAACCTCAGAACCAAAAGGAATGTGATAAAGTAGTAGAATTAATATTAACAAAAAGAAAACAAAAATGAAGAAATGGGAATTAAGTTTCGGGTTTTACCCGGGAATATGTTTAGGTTTTAGAACCTATAATGAAGTAAATAAAAATAATCACGTGTTGTACATACCTTTTGTAGACGTTTGCCTGACAACGCACAATGCCTAATGATTTAAACAAAAAGATACTTTCGGATCTTACAGTCCACATGAAGTATGCTAAGTTTATACCCGAGTTAAACAGAAGGGAAACTTGGGAGGAACTAGTCACGAGGAATAAAGAGATGCATCAGAAAAGATACCCTGAGCTAGCAGATCAAATACAATTAAATTATCAATATGTTTATGAGAAAAAAGTTTTACCAAGTATGCGAAGCCTTCAGTTTAGCGGTAAGCCGATTGAAATCAGTCCTAACAGGTTATACAATTGTTCTTACTTACCTATTGATCACGTTGATTGCTTTAGTGAATGTATGTTTCTGCTACTCTCTGGTTGCGGAGTTGGTTACTCAGTTCAAAAACACCATGTCAACGTACTCCCTGAAATAACAAAACCATTTCAAGGTAGAACGCGCAGATTTGTTATTGGTGATAGTATTGAAGGTTGGTCAGACGCGATAAAGGTTTTAATTAAGTCTTATTTAGGCTCTAAGAGATCATCTAAGATAAAGTTTGATTATTCTGATATTAGACCAAAGGGCGCAAGACTTGTGACCTCAGGAGGAAAAGCTCCAGGGCCACAACCATTAAAAGAATGTTTAGTAAAAATTAAAGGAATATTAGAAAACAAAGAAGATGGGAGAAAATTATCAACACTTGAAGTTCACGATATTGTGTGTCACATTGCTGACGCTGTGCTTGCTGGTGGTATTCGCCGTGCTGCATTAATATCGTTGTTCTCGGCGTACGATGAAGAAATGATCTCAAGTAAATCAGGTGATTGGTGGGAATCAAACCCTCAACGAGGAAGAGCCAACAATTCAGCTGTATTAATGAGACATAAAATAACTAAAGAATTTTTCTTAGATTTGTGGAAACGTATTGAATTATCCGGAGCTGGTGAGCCTGGCATATACTTTAATCACGATAAAGATTGGGGAACTAATCCATGTTGTGAAATTGCGTTAAGGCCATATCAGTTTTGTAACTTGTGCGAAGTTAATGTAAGTGACGTCACGAGCCAGGAAGATCTTAACGATAGAGTTAAGGCCGCATCTTTCATAGGTACGCTACAAGCAGGTTATACGGAATTCCACTATCTAAGAGAAATATGGCAAGAGACAACTGAAAAGGATGCTTTAGTTGGCGTGTCAATGACAGGTATTGCGTCTAAGAAAGTCTTGAAGATGGATATGGCTAAAGCCGCTGATGTAGTTAAACGTGAAAATTCTAGAGTTGCAAAACTTATAGGAATAAACAAGGCTGCGCGTACAACGTGTGTGAAGCCTGCAGGGACGACATCTCTGGTACTTGGAACATCATCTGGTATTCATGCTTGGCATAATGATTTCTACATCCGTAGACTGCGTGTAGGGAAAAATGAGCCGATTTACAAGTACTTATTGGCTCACAATCCTGACCTAGTACAAGACGAATACTTTAGACCACACGATACCGCTGTTATCGAAATACCACAATCAGCACCGAAAGGTTCTATAATGAGAACTGAGTCTGCTTTTGACTTACTCAAGAGAGTTAAAAAAGTTGCTACCGAATGGGTGAAACCAGGTCACAGAAAAGGATCTAACACTCACAACGTGTCTGCAACAATTAGTTTAAAAGAAGATGAATGGGATAAAGCTGGAAAATGGATGTGGGATAACAGAGAGTGTTATAACGGTTTATCAGTTCTACCTTACGACGGTGGAACATATACTCAAGCTCCGTTTGAGGATATAACCGAAGATGAGTTTAATAAGAGAGTCAAACTCTTAAACGATGTAGATTTATCTATGATTGTTGAAACAACTGACGAAACAGATCTATCAGGTGAATTAGCTTGCGCCGGTGGTTCTTGTGAAATATCAAGCTTATAATTAAATTAAATAAAATGAATAAATTGTATAACGAGTTCGATGAACTACAAAACGTAATAAATGACTGTCAATCTGATGTAACTAAATTTATAGAAGGAAACAACTCAGCAGGAACACGGGTTAGAAAAGCTATGCAGATGATTAAGAAAATGGCTCAAGATATTAGAGTTGAAGTTCAAGATCAAAAGAACAAACAGTTTTAAATTAATAAAGGGGACAACGAAAGTTATCCCCTTTTTTTTATATATAAATATACTAATCTAAATCAATATATTCAATCGTTACCTCTTCACCATTTTCTAAGGCTTCTGCTATTGGTGGATACACACGCTTATAAGCTTGAACTGATCTACCTATAAAGCCATCTTTCATTAATACATTATTTTCTTGTGAATCACCTAGTATTAAACAACCGGCAGTGTGCTCATCAGTATTACCCGTGTGTATTAGTATCCATTTAAAATTAGGTACATCTTGAACGTGTAACATTCCTTTATGCATGTCTCCATACTTTTTAGTATACCTACCGTGAAAGCCACCTTCCTTACGAAGTAATATGCTATACACTCCGGCTGGTATACGAGTCTCAGCCATTACCTTTTCTTCCCTACGTTCATCTTCTAACGTGTAACAAAGAAACTTTGTCCCGTCTGTTATGTCAAATAACAATCCACTTGTTGAATCCTTTTGACTACTAAATCTAATTACTTTTAATTTCATTTTATATTATTTAATTATTACATCTACTGCGCTATCCGAGGCGTTGAGCTTTATATATAATCCAAACTCTTCAGACTTATTGTTAAAACCTATTTTTTCTAATAGTAAATAATTAGCGACAGCTATTGATTTTGCTTTTGTAATATAGAACTTACCTGTTAACTTTTTCTCCAAATACAAGTCCACAGTAACAGCGTCGGAAGCATGTACGTTAGTCAACCATATAGATGACACGGTAACATTACTTCCAGCTGCTATTAGTTCTTGTGTTAAAGCTCCTGTTATATTAAAATATTGAGCCATTATTATTCAAAGAATACCATATATTCGATTACAGTCTCAGTTGCGTCACTCATTGTTAAAGTAATATCTTCTCCTGAATTTGCATCCCAAGGAAATAACATCCAATCTCCACCGTATAATCTACCAAGATATATAGGTGTACCACTAGAATCTCCAATACCTATTAAACCATATTTATCTGTAGCTGTACCAGTGTTTTTGATGTATACCTTAGCTGATTTAGCAGCTGTAACGTCTGTGTTAGCTACTGTAATTAAGTCTGCTAACGAAGCGCTAGCCACTTTTTTTCTAGCTAAACCTGTTGTTTCTGTAATACCAGTAGTAGTTCCCGCTGTAGTCATTGTCATCGTGTTAGAAATAGATAACGAGTTATCAGCTATGTCAGAGCTTGCTAATGTTATTGTTGCTGTTGTTGTTGCCATATTTATTTATTTATTTATCGTTATTATTAAGATGCTACTAAAGTTTTCCCCTCGTGTATTAGAGCAAACTCAATATGTTGAGCTGCGCCAATAGCTTCCACTCCTACGTCTTGAGTAGCTGCAGCTGCTTCTAAAGGAATAAACATCCAATCGCCAGCATATAATCTACCGATGTTTAAAGCCGCTACATAAACGTCTACGTAATTAGTTTCTGTTGTGTTTTTGTTAGCTATGTATATCTTGTTAGCTTTATTTGCTCCTCCGGCAGTGGCATCTACTATATCGTATACGTCTCCCGTTGGTACTTCTAACCTCTCATATTGAATACCATCTAAACCTGTTGTTGTTCCTGCTTTATAAAGCGTTTGAGTTGCTGACACAGACAACGAGTCGGAAAGCAAGTCAGTACTAGAAAGCGTTAATGTCGCTGTTGTTGTTGCCATTTTTTTACTTTTTTAATTATTATTGTTTGATTAATTTTTTTTCTACTTTTCCATTACTATAAATGTAAAATAGAAGTTGATTTTTTATTTCTTTTGTTGGTCTACCTAATAAATCAGTGATCATTATTAGTTCTTTTTCTGCTTGTACTCTAGTTAATAGTGGTCCAACCCAAGTACCGTCACAGTAATCGTAAGTTGCTTGACATATTGTATCCCATTCGTTTTCGCAACAGTAATCATCTACCGAAATAACCCAAGCATAGCACTCGTCATTTAACCAATAAGGGATCCCAGGACCAGTAAAACAATTAGCGTCATACAAACAAGATACAGAGTCGTTAACATTAGCAATTGATTCATAGTTATACGCATTTGGATCCATGCAACCCATAATGACCTCAACGCATGAGTTGTTATCCGTGTTAGCAAGTGGATCAAAGTTAAGAGCGGTACTATCCATACACCCATAAATATAAGCAATACAACTAAAATCCTCTGTGTTTGCCGATGGATTGTAATTGAGCATAGAAGGATCCGTGCAGCCAGATATAAAAGGTATACAAGAACTATTATCACTATTTGCTAAAGGGTTATAATTAAACATTATTGAGTCTGTACATCCAAAAATATAAGGTTCACAACCACCGTCGTCTGTATTAGCAATAACGCTAAAATTAAACATAGTTGGGTCTGTGCAACCGTATATCAATGGAACGCAAGTGTCTGGTGTATTTGCTAGTGGATTAAAGTTGAACGCTAAAGATTCCATACATCCTAATATAACAGGTATACAACCACCATTGTCGATGTTTGCTATTATATCATAGTTAAATGCTGTAGAATCTGTACAACCCCAAATAGCTTCTGTTTGACAGTCACCATTGTTATAGTCAGCTGTAAACCCTTGAGTGTAATATTCTAAGTAAGAAGAGTTATTACAACCAGGTAGATAATAACAACTACCATCATCAGTATTTACAGAGTCTATATAGTTAACAGCTAGAGAGTCCATGCAACCAAAAGTCTTTTCAATACATAAGTTACCACAATATGTAGGTGTTTTGTATTTATACATAGGTTGTATAAACGGTGGTAACACTTCTATTATAGTGTTACCAAGTGGATTAGTTAGTTTAAACCCACAATGCGGTGTAGTTAGTTGTGCCTGTGATGTTACATAAAATCTAAACTCAACAGGCATAGGTGATTTTAAATTAATAATAAAGTCTTGTGTATAAGCAGCTGTGTCTATCCAAAATTGATACACATTGGTATCTTGTGTTACTTCTAAATACGAACCTACCCAACCATCACCTATTAAATCATATAAAGTTAAAACGTAATCACAATTAGGTATTAAAGCCATTGTGTTTGCGTTAGCATCGTAGTTGTACATAGTTGAATCAGTACAACCAAATATTTTTAAAGTGTTACATGAACCATCGTCTGTATCAGCTAAAGGACTAAACTCTACATAAGCTGGATCCATGCACCCCATGACGGGTGGACAAGCATCAGATACAAATACGTGTATTGAGTCGTTACCAAAAGCAGCATCCGTACCATATATCAAGGTGTCATTACACTGTACTAAGTAATAAGACCCATCTAAACCACCCCATAAAGCACCGTTTAAACCATCTCCATAAGTGTCATATATTGTAAATGTTAAATCTCCTTGAGGTAAACATCTTTGCTCTACAACAGAAGCATAATCAGGCTGAGAGCCATAATTAGTACCATAGGTAAGCATGTTACCACTAGTATCTTCTATAGTCCAATATGTTTCGCCTTGATATTGATCAAGGTTAATGATAATAGTAGTTGGCACACAGTTTTGTGCGAAGCTAAATATCGGTAATAATAATAGTAGTAGTAGTTTTTTCATAGTTTTATATTGGTACGCATTTATCTTTTCCGTTTTCAGTCCCTGCATATCTAAAGCCATCCCAACAAGCTCTACCGTCTGCACCTTGTTCTTTACCTTCTTTATTCTTTTTATACATTGGTGATTGACCAGGGTAACTAAACCCTTTCATTTTAAAAGGGCCGTGGCCCCAACCATCTTTTTCTAAAACATCATGTGCTGCCTTATTTCTAGTTGTAACCCTAGCTTTACCCTTACCCATTGTGTGATCTTTGTACGCCATTATTTTTTCTTTTTATGTTTTCTACAAAATGAGTTTGCTGCCGCCGCACTACCAAAACCCCAGTTTTTTAAAGCGTGAGCATACCCCGTTGGCTCTCCTTTCTCGTTTTTCATTGGGTGTCCTTGTGGTCCAAATCTACAGGCAAATTTAATTCTATCTGGGTGTGTACCACTAGTTTTTCTACTAGCCATACCTGGATTATCTCTTCTCATCTTAGCATTTTTCTTTGCGTAAGATGCGTCTGTAATTTTAAGTGGGCTTACACCTCTGTTATCGTAAGCCATTTTACTTTACTTCACAAGCACACCATCCAAGACATACTTTACCAAAAGTTATTTTTTTTATAATTTTACAAAATGTTTTTTTCATATTATTTTCCTTTTACTTTTTCAAATGAACTAATACCAAAACACCCTAGTGTTACCCACACAAATGAGTTATATATTACTTCGTTAATTATTAATTCTCCATCTATAAATATAAAACTAGTTACAAGATCTGCTATAGCAAATAATACCATTACTATAAATGATATAAATCCTACTACATTCTTTTCGTTAATTTCATTTTTGTCTTTAAATAAACTCCACATATTAAAAATCGCTCATTAATTGATTATCTATCTCGTCTTGTACTTCTTCTCTTGTTGCTACCATTTTAAAGCTAAGATCAGCTTGAAATCTAGCAACCTCTTCTCCATCTTTAAATATTATAATAGTAGGTACAACTGCTATTTTGTGCTTTAACTGTGCCTCTGTGTCAGTAGCTATGTCTGAATAACCTATAGTCTTGCAGTCAGATAAATCCATAACCCAAGAAACATCATTTGCACTATTCCAACCAGCATTAAATTGTGTTACTTGTATTTGACCAAAAGCAGTGCTAGCAAAAAACACAAATACCATCACAATTAAATACATAACATATTGCTGCCAAACTATTTCTTCTGTCTCCATTATCTGCTGTATAATTTGTCTTCTATTTTTTCTAAAGACTTTTTAATTTCATCAACATCTTTTTTTGTTTCCATAATAGTATTACGGATCATTTGATCTTTCATGTTAAACTCCATACGAGTAACTTCATCTGGTGGTATAACTGGTAGTTCTTTTGCCTCAGCAATATCCGCTTGCAACATAAACCACATGCTAATTAAAGTTGCCATAGCGAAACCTATAGCTATTAATGTTTTTACACTCAGTACAAAACCAGTGTCTTCGTTTAACTCTTTTGCCATTTATTTAGTTTTTCTTCTGCTTGATGCTGATTTACTTTGACCTCTTTCTTGATATTTTTTTTGCTTTGAATAACCCCCGGGATATTGTTTAGTTTCAAAAATACTCTTAAAAGTCTCTTTAGTAGATTCACCCTTGTAATCAGGTATTAATCCTTGCTCGCCCTTAAAATATCCTTTAATATCAAAGCTTGGCTTGTTTTTTAATGGTGATTTTTTCATCATTCCAGGTAGTGGCTTGTTTCTCATGTTAAAAAATTGTATAGTTTAATCCTAATTTAAAATCGTACCATTCTCTATTCCAGTACTTATTGTATTTTCCTTCAACAAAGTATCCTAAGTTTTTGTTTACTTTTATTCCGTATATCAATCCACCAGAATAATCATACCATTGACCGTCAACATAATTGTGGTAGCTAAATTCGCTGCCATCATCATAATGATAAGGCATTAAACTTCCCCAAGCATGCATCCACGTTTTCTTAGAGTACTTATAGTAATCAAAACCAACAACAACTGAGTGCTGTATGGTTTTCTTTAATTCATTTCTTTTCTTTTGAGTGTAATCAGCTAGTACTTGAGGTACTACAACCGCCTCCCAAACTTCAGCGCTAGTAGCTACTAGTTCACCTGCGGGGCTAAAGTATTCGTTGCTATACACATCTACCGTATAACCTTCTTGTAAAGCTAAATATGTATAATGTAAATCACCGTTGTCTAACATCCACTCATCTAAAGCGTTGTAGCCATACGGCTCCGCAAGTCTATGTGTTAAACCAACGTTCCAAGATAAATTTTTACTTTTACGTTGTCTGTATCTTTCCGATGCCTCAAAGTACTTAATATCAGCAAAACCATCTTCTAAATATTCTATTTTTAAAGCAAAGAAGTTTATACATAATTCATCTGGGCAACCATCATCAGAGCTAAACCTGATAAAATGATGTTGATCCATGTAGTCAACACCCTCTTGTCTTTTGTAATCAACCTCAAACAAGTATTCAACTCCTTTAACTTTACCGACAGTGGCCGCATCACTGTAATTAGATTCTGTACCATCATAAAATGTTTGAGCTTTGTTTTCATAGCCAAACCTAGCGATCTTACGTAATCCTATGGTAAAATTATAATCATAAGGAGTTGATATAGTCTGTGTAGACAAACCATTATCTACAGAAAATACATCAACATCAGAAAGTGATGTTCCACCGTTAACAGCCGTGTAAAAAGTAGAATACTTTAATAAGCTTTTAATCTCTTCTTTACCAAATGTTTGCGCTACAGTTATATTAGATATAAGCAGTAGCAATATTATTAGTTTTCTTACCATCTTTATATTATCACTTATTTTTTCAATTGTTTACTTAATCGTGGTAGTAGCAGTAACCACTCTTTGAAGATGTTTGCATCTTACATCTTTTGTTGCCTTTCTTAACCTTCTTACACTGTGATTTTTCTCCGGTTTGATTTTGCTCTGCCTTCTCGTGAACTGTACAAAACAACTTACCCTCAACAACCTTAGTCTTACATCTTTTCCCACTTTTACTTACAGCAGAACAAACTCCATCTTTTTTACTTTTCTTTTTATTGTCTTCAATAACAGCTTTATTTTCCTCTTCTTTTTCTTTTTTCTTTTTCTCTTTCTTAATCTTAGCTCTCTTCTTAGACTCTATTTTCTTTTCTTCTTTTACCTCGTCTTTAACAGCTTCAATATCTTTATCTCTGATACCTAAATCCCAAGTATTCCAACCTAAAAGTAAAGCCGCTCTTTCCCACCACTTATTATTATCATCAAGAGCATTATCTATATTAAGCATTTTCTGAGCTAATCTACCTAAAGGTACATTTGTAACGCCCTCAACAACATTACCAACGGCAGACCAAATAGGATTATCTAAAGTTAAGCCTCTTTTTTCAAACACACCTTGATTAAATTGCTCTGTTTGTATTGAACCATATATTTTACGTAACTTAGATCCTATAGGTGGAGAAAAACCTAACAACTGCAATATAGTATATGTGTGATCAGCGTTCCAACCTTTGTCTTTTTGCTTAGCGTACTCTCTTATTGTATTTTTAGCAGTACTTATTGCTTTACCACCATAACCAATACCAGATAATAAAGAGTCAATCATACCGTTTATTATTCTTTCTTTCTTTTTATCATACTCCTCTTCCTCATCCTCACCTAAAGCCGCAAACAAAGCAGATTGAAGAGATCCAAACAATATACCTTGAGCTACACCATAATACGCGATTTTAGACATGTGAGTTTTATAATCACCTCTACCGTTAGCTAAGTCTCTAGCTGCTTTGTTTATTATTCTAGCATACTGCATTGGAGTGTTTTGAAACGATAATATTAACCTACCAAGAGGCGAAGCTTGTTGTTGTGATATCATATCAGGTCGTGCTGACTGCTGAGAAACTTCTGTTACCTCTTGAAAATCTATAAAAGCTTGAGCCTCAGCCTGTTCTTGGGTCATACCTTCTTTTATCAAAGCTTTAACTTTGTTTCTGTAAAAACTAGCTCCACCAGACGCAATAGCAAAACTATCCGCAAGTTGTGTTGGTAAAAAACCTTTTTTAAGTAACCAAGCAATAGCTGTTTTAGCTTTGTTTTCACTACCAGCAACCGCTTCTGAAAGTTCGGCTTCGTTAATACCCCTTTGGTTACCAGATCTTCTTTGTTTTAAATAAGGAGAATTAAATATCATACTAAAATCCTTCCAATATTGTGGTTGATTGGCAAACGCTGCGGCTGCTTTAGCTGGATTATTAAAGCTCCAGTTCATATAATTAGTAGCAGATATAGTTTGTAGTATAGCTGATCTCATGTTAAAAAACATAATAGCACCAACAGAGTTATTAACCCAATTCATATAACCATTCATAAGCCTACCACCACCCATTGGTCTGTTTTTACCAGTTCTCATTCTGTATAAAGAATCTTCTAAGGCCTCTCTAAATTTACTACCATATATAGATTCGATCTTGTTTAAGTTTTCTTTAGAAAACATTTGATCTACATTTTGCTGCCATTCACCTAAAAACTTAGCTCTAACATCTCCAATGGCACCATCACTTAACAAATCAGAAGCAATGCTTTCGGCTAACCAATAGTCTTTAGGTTGTGAATAACCATCATCTTTTTTAGAAATTAAACCTATAGCATCAGCATAAGCTTGTATTTCAGGATTATTTTGCACAACGCTAGTTAAAGCCGCTAAATCTCTTTTTGATAAACCTGGAACTTCAAACCCAGCTTTATTCCAAAGATAAACCCTAATCGCTTGATCATTTGTATAATCTAAACCTTCTATATTTTTGTTAAGCTTTCTCTTAACATCAGGGAAATTCTTATTTAGATTCTCAAAGTCATTCGCGGCTGATTGTCTTGACGTATTTAACTCTTTAATACCTCTAGCAAATGGATCTATTAAGGCTTCCTTGAAAAATGCCATATCAGCCTCTCCTTTTTTACCTTTTCCTAAAAAGTTGTATAATAACCCTTGGAAATCCTGAGCGGACGCTGGTATTATACCTTTGTACTTAGTGTTTCTACCTCTTAACCTCGCTTGAGCATCAGAAAACTCTTTTTGAGATTCAACACCAGTTGTTGACTCTAGTATATCATTAAACGTAGGGCTAATATTTTTGCTAAATTGTATTTTAGCCTGTTGAACCTTAGACTTAACATCGAATTGATCTAACATATTTTGTACAGCTTGTACATTCTGTAAAGCGTCATCAGCAAAGTAAAAGTCGTTATAACCATCGCCAACTTTTTCAGCCATCCAGAGAGCTTTAGCCTCTGATGTAGAGTTAGCTAAACCAGTAATGTTTTCTAAAGGTATGTTTAAACCATTAGCTTGTAAGAATTCAAATATAGCCGGCGCAGACTCAGCTGGTCTAGCCGTTAACACAAACATATCTTTGTTACCAAACTTGCCTTGTAGTTTCATTGCTTTGTTAAACAATGGTGCTGTCTGACCTTCGACTACCTTGTTAAATTCTGAGAAATCAAACGTTCCACCTTGATCTAGTATATCAGCCCCTTCGTTAGCAAACTCCTCAGCATCTAATCGTCTGTTCTCATAACCGCTAACAAAGTCGTTCATTTGCTCTGTAAGTTTAGTAGGCATTGCATCTTGTTGGCTTAGATTGTCAGTATTAACCTCCATAAATCTATCACCAAACATAGTTTTAAAACCATCTTTGTTACCTTGAACTGCTTCGTGGTTTTTTGTAACAATCTTATCCAATAAAGATCTTTCTTTTCTAGCTGCATTTCTTTCTAATGCTACTGGTAACGATGTTTCAACAAACATCATGCTAACATCATATCCTTTCTCTTTAAACTCGTTAACTAGTTTTTCCATTGACTTGATAGAACCACCAGTACCATCAACAACAACCCCATTACCCTCGCCTTGGTACTTCATTTGTTTTCTTCTAGCAATACCTCTGGCTTGATGTTGTAAAGAACCTAACTTACTTCTTTGTTCTTTAGTAAAATCATTCATATTAGCTGGTAATCCAGAGTTTTCCTTAAGCCATTCTAAGGATATATCAGAGTTAACAATTTTAAATCCTTGATCTTTTAAACCTAACTTACTAATAACGTTACTTTTACCACTACCAGCTCCACCAGCTAAAAATATAACTTTTCTTCCTGGTTTTGGTGTTCCGTCTGGATTTGGAACCTTAGCTCTAACGCCAGACTTAGTCGTAGCTAGTGTATCGTCAAAATCTAGAACCGTAATACCTTTAGCGGGATTGACTGTTCTAGAAAACACTATTACTTTATCAAGCTTTTTGTTTTTTACAATATTAGGCTTGACTCCTCTAGGTTGACCTTCAGTATTTATATTGTAGTGCTCACCCATAGTTTTACCATCAAAAATGGTTTCAATACCCTCGGGGTTTATACCATTACCGTTTTTCCCTTTTACAGCGGCAACTACCTCATCTTGATATCTTTTATGAAAAGCATCTAACACTGTCCACCCGTCACCCATACTGTGTGTTCTTTTAGCTCCTTTTAATTTAACCTTATCATCGTAGTTGTCTAACGCTATTAACTTGTAATTTCTTCTTATCAACTCAAATGCAGCGTCAAAATTGTAATCACCTAATATAGAATGCATTAAATAATTAATAGACTTTGCGGATTGCATAGCGTGTTCCCACTCATAAACCTTGTATCCTTCCGAGTTTGGATCAATGTTTCCTTTTGGATTCGATCCAAGAGGTTTTTTAGTCCAACCTATAAACTCAGCCCACTGCCTATGTGGATGCTCGGTATTGTTTGTCGCTAAGTCGAGATAGTTAGCCCAAATTCTAGCGTTTTCTCTGTTTCCATTTGGCCCATTTATATCATCATTTATTCTTTGCCAAAGTTGAGTACCCATACTTTCATGCATCTCATTTATCTCTGGAATAGTTAGTTTTACAGTGTTTTCACCTGATCCCTCGTAATTTCTACCGGTTTTCATTGCCGCTCTAAAATCCGCAGCTGTTTGACCATAAAGTTTACCAAACTTCTTACCTTTTCTATATTTTGAAGCTGGGCCGGTAAATTTCTTTCCGTAAGTTGTTTTAGGTGGAAAAGCTATTCTAATTTCTCGTTTATAATAATCTCTAACTTTTATTTGTTCTCCGGTTTTTGGATCAACAATTAAGTTGTTTCTGACGTTAGCCGGTATATGTCTATCGCTTTTAAAGAAAATAGTGTAGTTAGCGGTTTCTTGATTTAATACCGTGGAGATTCTTTTAAACCCCTTAATAATAAAATCAATATCCGTAGCCGAATCATAAGCGTGCATTGGTTTCAACTTATGGAATGCGAGATTTTTGTTTAAGGTATCTCTATTTTCTTTATCTATAAATTCCGGATCAATATTGCCAGCTTCTTCTCTAGCTTCTATAATATTGTCAGAATTATTTAAAGTTTTGTTTAACCTTTTAGTACCATTGTCTAAACTAGTTTTACCAGTTTTACTAAAAGCAAGTTTACTTTGACCAGCTGTTACATCAGCTATTTCTTGGGCCTTTGCTTTTTTAGCTCCTCTACGAGCCAAGGTAGGAAACGCTGCTAATCTTCTCTGAGCTGAGGATAATGACACTTGCATACTAGCAACCACAGCCGCTCCTTTGAGTAACTGACCTATCACCGATCTATTTTCTTTTGTAGGTAATTTATTAACCTCTTGTTGCTCTGTAATACCTAAATCTCTTTGAAATTGCTCTGCAACTTTTGTTAACTCAGTATCATTAAGATTTTTAAACTTAGGTTTTAATTTCCACATCCCAACTTGCGATGTTAACCCCTGTGATCTTAGTCTTTTTCCATCGGGTTTAAATGCTTGATCATAAAAATATTCTAAAATTCTATTTGGTAAACCTATAGCTCTACCATAAACATTTCTTGAAACTCGTATGTTTTCTCCTATTTTATTTATATCAGCATCTTTTTCACTAACGTTGGTCGGGTTTAGTATTTTTATAAAACTTTTAGCTGTATTTATATCAGCAAAGTGATCTTGAATATTTGTAGCTTCAGAACGTTCAGGTATACCAGTTTCTCCTTTTTTAACTGGTTTACCAGTTTGAGGGTTTACAATTTTACTAGAAGTTGTTATGTTGTCTTTAGGATTAGCTATTTTATTTGCTGGAATATTAAATATTACACTCCCAATATTACCCTTGTTGTTATCTGTAATTTGCTTGTGTGTATCTCCTTTTTTAACTTTTGTAGCCTTTCTAATCTCATTTTGTTTACTAGCTATTTTGCCAACCTGTAAGACATTAACTTTAGTTATCTTGTCTTCAGTTAAATTACTTTCTACTTCGGTAGTCTCATCAGCTAACTGCTGTGCTTGTGGAGCATCTAAGCTAACTGTTTCAAAGCTTAAGCTTTTTGCTTCTTCATATATTACAGCTTGTTTTGGCGCTATATTACCATTTACAAATGTGGAAAACTTGGCGCTTTCTGGATTAAATCTATTTATAATACCCGGTAAGTATTCTCTTGCTGCTGCTATAACCTCTTCTCTAGCAATATCACCTTTTCTTGTGTCGTATTTTAAAGCATCTAAAGCTAATAAGTCAAATTGTTTTGTTAAAGAGTTTTCAGCGGCTATTGTTTGCGTGTCATCGTAAAGTGGATCCTTAATGATTTCTACTAATTCTTCAGGGCTAAACTGATCGTATGTACTTTTAGATAAACTTATAGCTTTTTTATCATCAGTAACACGCGTAGATAATTTTAACTTCCTAGACTTACTTTGTTTGTAAAAACTTTGTACGTAACCAAATATATCCTTTGTTTTAAACTTAAACATAGGCGCTGACTCCTCAAAGAAATAACTAGCAGCATTGTTAAGAAGTGACTTTAATCCAAACAAGTTATTAAAACTACTAATAGGTAAAGCCCCTATAAAATGCAGATCACCCACGAGGTTAATAAGCTCCTCCATGTTAACTTGTCCAGAGTTTTCGTCTGTGTATAAATCTTTTCTAGCTTTAAATAAATCAAAAACCTCTTGAGTTATTCTGTTAGCAGCTAATAAAGATTGCATCTCAGCCTCTATACCCTCTATAGCCTCAACCGCTGACTCTACTACCTTTCCATCTTTTATAATACCAACAGTTCTGTTTCTATCGTGTAGGTTTTCGTGCAGTGGCGATACAGCGGCTATCATAGCTTCCAAAGTGTTGTTATCGGAATAAACCTTTTCTCCAGTGATAGTATTTGTAGCAACGGTTCCGTAAATTTGATTATCTACATTCTCTTGAAAAACATAAACATCACCGTTTTCAGAGTGAAAAGCATAGTCCCCAGCTTCATAAGCCTCTAATATTTCTTGATAATCATCAAACAATTCTTCATTTTGCTTTAGATTACTAATATCGTTTATTTGCGTAAACTGCTTACCGTTTTTATTGGCATTATATCTAGCAAGATTGTTTGCGAAATTATTAAAACCAGCATTGTAAGCAGCGGCAGCGGGGTTGTTACTGTTTTTTGCTCTTTCTCTTATTTCTTTACCGTTCTTATCTAATAACTGATCTTTTTCCCCAACCAACTCATTATACTTATCCATCAAGAATTTCTTATTCTTTTTAGCATAATTAGATGTAAGATCACCAGTAGCACCAAGAGCCTCTAGCTCTCTAAGCGTCTCTTGGGCTTGCCTTGCTTTTTCAAAAACTACTTGCTTCTCCTCAAACGTTAAGTTATTAAGATTGTCGATGTTCATGACTGTCTCTATACCCGCCTGCTCTATAAGATCCATTTTCTCGTTTTCAAGCTTTTCTACCTCGATAGAATTTAACGTAAGTGGATTTTGCAACTGCTCGTCAATTTCATGAATTCTTTGTAATCGATCTCCATTTATTTTTTTCTGATCTCTTGTTCTAACTTGTTCGGAGAATAAGTTCCAAGTTGTTTGCCCTATATTTTTACCTTGCAACGCTAGACCAGTCACTATTACGTTGGCAAAAAAATCTTTATTCATACCATCAATAATCGTCTTGTCTTCTTTTAAGTTCACTATATCTGAGATGTTGTTGGTGATTTCAGTACCGGTCTCCTCCCCAAGCTCTATTACCTGTGTGAGACCAATACCATAACCTACCCCCATAGCTCTCTTAAACCCACTTTTACCGACAACCCTAGACCATTTGGAGAAATTCTTTATAGCGTTAACAGAACCAAGTCTTTCCCAAACTAACTCCGAAGTTCCAGCTAATATACCAGATGTTCGCTCCTGCCAATAGCTTATATCTTTTTTTCTTTGCCAATCATCTTTTTGTTTTAAAAGAGATAGTCTCTCGTCCTCCGTTGTTACTTTACTTAGTTTAAGGTTTACACCCTCGATTTGCTTGTCTGCCGCTTGCCTACTTCGGGTTATATCTGTAACTTTATGACCATACCCCATTCCAAAAAATAAAGAGTACCCTAAAGCGGGGTTTACAAAAAACCCACCAACAGCCGCTATACTAGCTGAGTTATTAGCTAAAGCTTGTGGTAACCAAATATCTAAATTTTGCCAGCTAAAGCTTAAGTTTCTAGAAAAAGTTTCTTCAAAATCCTCATCAGTTTTTATACTATGTTGTCTTGCCTTGCCTCCTAAATCCCACGTATCAGCCGAAACAAAATCTATAAGATCTGAACCCGCAACGCTAACTGGATTAACCAATCCCTTTTCAATACTTGCCACCGTTCTGTCTATGTTGGAATAATTAAGTCCACTTGCGTAAGCAATAATACTTAAATCCTCGTTAACTTCAGCTACATCGGTAAGACCGTCGATATCTGCTTTAAGTTTTTCAGAGCGCCTACTAATATCCGCATATATATCACCTAGCCCACGATCTGCAATGTTTTGCTTTAACACCCTTAATTCCCCAATTATAGCATTGTAATTATCAATAACATCAGGTGGAGAATCAGAAGTTACCCTGCCTAGACCTTCTAACTCTCTGTTTAGTTTATTCGCCCTAGCCATGAAGTCACCATTAAGCGCGTTGAATTTTTCTTTCTCAAGTTCTAGGTCTTTGTTATCTTTTATTACGCGATCTGAAGTCTTTTTTATATAATCGTTAGACGATTCGTTAACTGCTTTTGAAAAATGCTTCGCCCAATCCGCTCCATAATCATTTACTGGCGTGTAAATACGATCGTCCATATTACTTGGGCCTTTTTGCTTGTGTGACAACGTATACCCATATTTCTTTTTGAAATCTATCTCATCTTTTCTACGTTGTTTATAGTAATCAACGAAAGACGTAGTCCCTGGAGTAGCAGAGGGCATGTGTTTCATAACGTCAAATCTTTCTTTGATGGAAAGTCCTTCGAAATAAGTCTGCACTGTTTTATCCTTTACCGAAGCAACAGCATTGTTTATCATATCCATACTTATTCCAAACCCGTCTACAGATGAGTACATTGGTAATTCACCTGTTTCTTTCCAACGCCTAAATTGCTGTTGTTTTTCTAACGGTATTGTTTTCGCGAGTAGCCTGTTGTCATGTATAATATCTTCAGGCTTACCTGTGTTTCTCAGAGGTATTCCACTAAAATCAAAATATTCCTCAGCAATTATCTCTTTAACCTCTTTATTGTTAAAATCAATATCAGCTAATAACGCTCTTACTTGTTTTCCTCTTTTTATATCTATTTTCGTTACCTCAGTTGTGATAAAATCTTCTTCAACAACTACTTCTGGTAAAGCAAATATCCCAGTTGTAGTTACATTCAAACCCTTTTTAGTCTTTAGCATAAGGTGCATGTCATCAAGCTCCTCTTGACTCATGCCATCTGTTATAGCTTTATACCGACTTTTTTGCACCTCCTCTATAACGTCTTGAATATTAGGGTCAGGTCTACTTTTTAATAAACCCTTCACCTCTTCGTCATTCTCATTTACAGTGTTGTACATATCTACAACTTGTCCGACCTTGTCTTTCGTTTTGTCGATTCTAAATACGTAGTCATTTTCACCTACAGAGGTATCTGTTTTTTCTCTTACTTTCCTAGAGTGAGTTATTCCCTTAGAGTCAGTATACACCTCAAACTCAGGTTTAAGATCTCCATTTACATCGTATCGATCTGGACGAAGAGCCCTGTCATTCTCCTTATCTAACTCACTAAACTTTTGTGATTCCGTAGAACTTTCTTCCCCAGTGGATACCGTACTTTCTTCCTTCACCGTGGTACCCTCCGGTGTTGGGTCTTCCTTTACCTCGGTAGCTGTTGTTTCTTCTTCAACCTCTTCTACTTCCTCTTCTTCTTTAACCTCCACAGTAAATTGCTCTTCAGGAGTATTTTCCAATACCACTAATTCCTCGTCTGTTGCGCCACTATTAATAGCGTTTAATATTACTTCTGCCTTTGTCATATAATTAAGCTTTATTATATTTTGCGATTAAGTCTTGTGCTAATATTGATTTTTTTCCACCTTTATCTTCTCCACTAGCTTTTCTCATGTAATGAAACTCTTGGGCCGCTAACCATGTGCAGTACTTTGTTAGTTCATTTACAGCCGCTTCTTTTTGATCTGAAGTTTTTGGGTTTGTTAGTGTTTCTATAATTATCTCTCTATCTCGCGATGCTAATTCATCACCAGATATAACACCATCGCTATTCTCATCAAACGAAGCTGTTAAACCTAGGTTGGTATATGTTAAAGCGTTGATCTCTGGGTTTAGTTCTAAATCTTTTTTATAGTTTCTTTTCGAGCCACCTATCGTTAAATCTCTAGTTGCTAAATCTTGAAAGTTTACCTTACTATTTTCAAATATATCTCTAAAATTGTTCTCAATACTACCTTTTACTCTACTAAAATCACTATTTAAAAGTTGACCAGTATTTCCAATTTTCTCTATAGCATCCTCACCAGCCTTCTTAATAACTCCATTAATATCGTTTTCTGACTTAGTGTCTTTCATGACAGCCATACCAAATAGTGTGCTTGCCGCTATTGTTTTTCTCTCATCACTCATTATCTGCTCAGGATCTACTTCAACACCCTTATTAGCAGCGTACTCCATCGCCATTTGACTTGGCCCGTACTCGTAATATAACTCCCCGTCCTTCCACATAGCTGATATCCCAAGTTGCCCAAGATTAGCTTTAGGATCCATCACTTGTTTTAATAGCATTTGCTCGTTCGGTCTACCTAAAAAGCTTAAGTCCGCGTTTACATGCCCCTCATTATAAGCCTGAGCGGTTTGTATGACTAAGCCTTTTATATTAACCACGTTCTTTTTCAACCTTTCAGCTTCTTTTTGAAGAAAATTATTTTGCTTTTTATCTTCAAGAGTCATATTCTTTTTATTGATTAAGCTATATATTTGGTTTTTTATAGTACGAAACCCAAGATCAGCAGCCTCAAAGTGAGCGTTATTCATACCACCTCCATCATCATAGTGTTTGCCGGCTTTTTTAATACCGTCAATAGCAAGATCAGTAACCATTTTTTCTATAGTCTTATTCATCTCACTAGCGCTTGGAGATTGATTTACATTTTTATCCTCAGAAAGTATAGTAGATTTCTTTGGTCCAGAGGATTTTCTAAGATTACTAGTATTAATACCCACTGGTTTTTCATCAACGTTTTTAACTGGAGATACTTTTTTAACCGGTGTTCTTTTCTCAAAAGCACTACCACTACCACCACTTAGATTTAACCCGCTAAAGTCGCCAAGCTTATATTCTTCACTTGTGTCTTTATCGCCATACTTTTCTTCATGTTCTCTCTCTAAATCTTCTATTGTTTTGTGAGTACCATCGCTATATTTGTTACTGTCATACTTTTCTTCTTGTTTACTTTTCCTTTTATAATCTAATTTGTCTTTGTAAAGCTGAAGGTCCCCCGCTCTAGTCTCTCCTTTTGTTTCTCCACCATCCTCAGTCTTGCTATCCTTCGCATACACAGCGTCAGCAAGCTTTTTGTGCCTACTCTTGTTTTTTAGTTTTTTCCCCGCTTGATCTTCTTTTATTTCAGCCTTCCTCGTATTCAACGCGTCTGTGTCAGCTTGAGTCTGATCACTTTTAGCAAAATCTTTTTCAGCTCCTCTCTTTTGCGATCCAGCAATGATAGCATTAACACCATCAGCGACTAAACCACCAACAACGCTACCACCCACAACACCAGCTTTAACTCCTTCTACTGTTGCATCTGCAGAAGCTTTGTGATATGCTATAAGTCCTTCATATTGTTTGTTAAATATTTCAGCGGTATCACCAGGAACCCTGGACATGCCTAATTTATGCGCTGCGTTTACTAAAACCGAATCTGCTCCCATATTTGTTTTTGTTTAATTTACTTTTACCCTATTTTCCCATCATCTGCCCACCTGTACTAAACATCTGACCAGCCGCTTGCATTTGACCAGCTGCTTGCTGACCATGCATATTTGCTAGCGAGGCGTTTGCTGCCATTTGATTTTGCTGTGATTGGGCCACAGCTGTATTAGCGCCAGTTAACTGACCCATTTGCATACCAAGCAATGTTGACTGTCTGTTCATTTCTTTTTCTTCAATACCAGCTTCACCCTGCCTATGTAGCATATCTATTCTAGATGTTTCAGCTAAAGATCTTTGCTGGTTAGCTCTTTCTTGCTGCCCTATTGATGCGGAAGCCTTCTGTGATGCTAATTGACCTGAGTTTGCCATAGCTTGTGCTAGAGACGCTATACCGGATCCACCGGCTGCACCCTGCATACTCTGCATAATATTAGCTTGACTTTGCTCAAACATCTGCTTTTGCATGTCAGCTTGTCTTGTGTCTATAGTGGCGTCTTCATAAACGTTTTCCATGTTTTCATAAGGATTTGTAAACTCAAATTTTCTATATACATCTTTTTGTTTTTCGAGTTTTGCCGCTTCTTTTCTTTGAAACTGAAGATTCTCCTTAGCAATTCTATTTTGTTCGTCTATGTTTTTTTGTGCTGCAGAAGCAGCTTTATCAGCTGACTTCCCGGACTTATTTGCCATGTATACGCCACCGCCCACAATTAAACCAGCTCCAATAATTATTCCACTCATATTATTTGTTTTTTTCTTTTATTCTCTTTTGATACTCTTTGTGCTCAAACATCTGCCACACGTCTTGCTTCAGCCCTTCGTCATACTGATCCCAATTACACGCGAACATCTTCTCCTCTATTTCTTTTAGATCCGTTAGTCCATCTGGGTTTGGGTGCACTGTAACTATAACACTATCTTCGAGCCAATAACAAACTCTTTTTGTACCAGGTTTTGTTAGTATAAAAGTAGGTGCCGTTAACTCTTCGACCCCATCTTCTGAAGAAAAAGCCACCTTACCACTCATTAAAAAAAGTGGGTTAGCAGTGTTGTGTATAACTGTAAAACACAAATAATCTTTCTTACAAAACATTTCTCTTACATATAGTCCATCGGAAAAATAATGGTTATATTTTGTTGACTCAGGATATACAACACTATTGCCATTATTGTTTATATCAACATCACCCTCAAGAGCTACAGCAAACATGTTTTGCAGTTTCTCTACTTTCTCCCTGTAGGGTAGATCTATATCTAAACTCCACAGTTTTTGTAATTCATTTTTAGACATAATTTAATTTAATTTATATCTAATATAGTCACAGTTTTGCTTGTTTTTTTACTATTACGTTATAGAGAGTAGCTTTTCTACATCAAACCTTAAGTTTTGACTAGATGTACCTACTTCTAAAACCTCTATATTACCACTTATAGTAGCTGTTTGCCCAGCACCTTTAAATGTCAATGTTATACCATCTTCTAGTGTTTGCGCCGCACTAAGAACAATAGTTCCAGCTCCACTAACAGCACCTGCTCCACTAGCTACAGTTGGATTTGCTACAGATGGATTTATACCTATACCACTAACGGTACTAATAGCATCTATTATACCGTTTCTAGAAGCAATAGGAACACTAGTACTGTTACTTACAGCGCTAGTTGTTGTTGTTGATATTTCTGCTAAACTTATTTTTAAGTCACTAAACTTTACCTTATAACCATATAGGTTATATATTTGACTTTCGCCATAACCACCGACTTTTAAAGTGTCACCAGCTAAAGCTAACACTTGCTGTTTGTCAAAAACAACATCACCGTCTTGAGCCGTGATTAGTCCTTTTGCTATTGTTGGGGTTTTACCAACTGTACTTATAGCTGGTCTTGTGTTTTTAATGATTACCCTCTCGTCTTTAGTGCCCTCAAATATTGTTGTCTTATCTTCATATACACCAACCATAGTGCCCGCTGTAACATTAGTGCCCGGCACAACTATCATACCCTCTTTAACTAAGTTAGCTTTAGTTATAGGCCAACTAAAATTCTTTTGATTGCTAAAGCTCAACGTAGCTCCATCACGAACACCAAATCTAGAACTTGTACCACCTGCTGAATCTACATAAGAAAACTCTTTTGCGTTATCTTCATCTGGGTTTAAAGCCGCAACTGTAAATAACTCTCTATTGCATTTTGGAGTAAAAGTTAACGTTTCACCATCGGCCAAACCTACTGCTTGTGACATTGAAAACTCTTTAGCATTGTCACCGTCTGGATTTAAAGCGGCAACAGTTACTATTGTAGGATTTGTTTGGTTTAAAAGAACATGTGGAACACCAGATAAAGTAGCTGTAATTCTATCACCAACAGCCATTTTTGTAGCAACATTGTTGTCCATAACAACTTTTACGCCACTAGAAACAGCGCCATCTACCGTATCTGTTAAGGCGGTTGTTGCTATAGTTATTTTATCTCCTACAACCATTTTGTCAGCAACGTTAGTATCCATAACAATCTTAACCGCAGTACCAGCAGCAAAACCAGTACCATCTACAGTGTCTGTGTTACTAACAACCGGATATATTTTTTCTCCTGGTAAATCAACTGGCGCAGATCCAATCACCGGCTCTATAAAAGCTATAACGTCATTTGCTGATGGTTGTTTTATAATTCTATATGACTTTGCAGCCGTGGTTACAGAGCAGGATATTTCAAATGGAGTTTTACTTAAACTTTTCCCTCTTGACAAAGCGATTTGCTTTGTAGATAAACTTCCAAGCTCAATAGTTCCACTTGGAGAATAGTTTGATATTGTCAACGTCACATCAGTGTATTGGTGTACAACTTTTTGCATGATTAAAGAACTAGAGCCCGTTGAACTATTTATATCTATACTACCATCACCAAATCTAACTTCATTATATAGAGCGTGCTTTGTTCCGGGCATGGCATATAAAAATATGTCGTATTGATCGTCGTCTGTTACTGTTGGGAATTTTATTCTACCATTGTAACTACCACCAACCGCTTTCTCTTTAAGAGTGCTTTGGGCGACTTGAAAGGAGTTTGTAGTAAAGTTATAATAGTAATTATCTTCGTTTTTAATTTCTAACCTAAACTCACTATTGTTAGACCCCTTTACAGTAAACGATCGAACCTCACCAGATGCATTTATATCTGATAAATCTAAATCAAAAGCTTGTATAATCTTTGTATCATAAAGTTTAGCGTGAGCGGCATCTGACATTAAAGTACCATCTGGCATGTAGTGAAAGCCAGGAGGTGCTACTAGTCCTTGAGCGTTTGTTCTACTTTGAGTAGATGTTGTGCTAGAAGTATGTGGATATCCGTGTGGCATAATTATATATTTATTTATTTACTACTTTCTGATATTTCCGAACCAACTGAAAACATTTCAATTTTATCTGTAGAATAATTTTTAAACTTTACATCCGCATAATAACCAGCTAAACTAGAGGAGTTAACCACTTTGTTTTTAGCAAACATAATATAGTCGTTAGCAGTGGGAGGTGCTGGGCAAGTGTCGCAGTTATTGTATAATACTTTTATTTGCGATAAAGCACTATCTATCTCTGTTACTTCTCCAATTAATAATATACCACCAGTGTTAACGGTTGCAAAGCCACTGGTAGCCACTGTTCCAGGTGAAGAGTAGTATGCTATGTCTCCAACCTGAAGACTAGCATTTATATCACCGTCAATATTTAATGTTAATATTTGCATAATTATTATTTATTAATACATACAAGAACCATCATCTGTAGTAGCTGTTGGGTCATAGTTGTTTGCAGTTGCATCAGTACAACCTAACCAAATACAAGAACCATCACTAGTGTTCACGGTAGAATTGTAGTTAGAAGCAGTTGAATTTATACATCCATAAGTAAACGGCTGGCAATCTCCATCGTCAGACGTAGCGTTAGGATCATAGTTAAATTGTGTGCTATCCATGCATCCAGGACCTGCTGTTGTGGTAAATGTACATAAACTTAAATTGTTTGCACTAGCGTTAGGATCATAATTATCCGCGAGCCCGTACATACAACCTTCAGTAAGATACAAACAAGAGTTATCATCTGTAGTTGCGCCATTCACATAGTTAGTTGCGTTAGGATCAGTACAGCCATAAAAAGCGCCAATATTAACAGTTGTTATGCTTGACCAACTTTCGTTACACCCACTTCCCGAGCAAATAGCTTTCACCCTAAAGTCGTAGTCTTCATTCTCTTCAAAAATAGCACTTATAACCGTACTACCGCTCCCAGCACTTAAACCCGCTACTAAAACCCAACCAGAGTCACTACTTTTCTTGTATTTTATTCTGTGACCTGTAGATGCGTCAGGGTCGGTTAAAGTGTCCCAAGCAACAGTTACTTCGGTATTATAAACTCCAAGCGTAACGTCATTAACAAAATTACCTGATATGTTGACAGAGTCAATAAAACTACTACAAGCACCTATACAAGAACCATCATCCGTATTCACAGTCGGGTCAAAGTTACATGAATCTGCATCCGTACACCCATATATAAACGGAATACAAGAACCATCGTCTGCATTTGCATTAACATCATAGTTAAAGGCACTGTTATCCGTGCAACCGTTCACAACAGGAATACAACTACCATCGTCTATAGTTGCAGTAGCATCATAATTAGAGGCTGTTGCATCCATACAACCAGCACAAGAAGTATAATTACATAAAACATTATAGATGTCCGGCATATTTGCAAGAGGATCATAATTACAAGCAGTAGCATCTGTACATCCCCAAATCTCCGCAAATTGTGTTGACAAAGTGAGAATAGGAGACCAACCAGAAGCCGTGTTATTACAGATCTTTCTTACTTGAATATCATAAGCAGTACTATGCGTTAAGCCTTGTATCGTGTAAGTTTGGTACCATATGTTGGTGTTGTTGGGTACGTTGTTTATCACGGTCCAAGTGTCTAGCCCTGACACACTATATCTAACGTCGTAACTAACAATAGGAGCAGTTCCAGGATTAGCAGCGATACTGCTCCAAGCTATATCTATAGACGTAGCCGAGTCGTTAACAATAATAGAATTACTACTAGTCGTTAAAGATTGAAGTGAATTGTCATTAAAAGCGCAGTACACACAACCATTAGTACAAGTATCTTCAACATTAGCACTATAATTATCAGCAGCGCTATCACCACAATACCCACAAGAGCCATCATCCGTGTTAGCAGCGGTATCATAATTACAAGCGTTTACATCAATACACCCATAAACAGTATACATACAGTTACCATCGTCCGTGTTAGCCGTATCGTTATAATTGTCAGCAGTTGGATCAATACAACCAGTTATAATCGCAATGCAGCTTCCATCATCTGTATTTGCGGCCCCGTCGTAATTAAACATGCTATTATCAGTACAGCCGTTAATAACACCAACGCAAGATCCGTCGTTACTGTTGGCGCTTGAATCATAATTAAACGCACTAGGATTCGTACATCCCGGATAATTACATGAACCATCATCTGTATTAGCCGTACTGTCATAGGTTTCAGATTGCGAATCTGTACACCCTAAAACCGCAGATATGCAGTTACCAGCGTCTACAACAGCCGATGGGTTATAATTAAACGCGGTAGGATCTGTACATCCACCCGCCATACTTGCGGTTGGATTTCCATCTACTCTACCTATTCCTTGGAAAGAAGTATCACTATTGTCAAAACCACCAACAACAACACCACTATTTGTTACAACTCCTTCTTTTCCCTTTATATAATTAAACCACTTACCTTCTTTTCTTATAAATTCATTTAAACTACCTTTTTCTAAATCAGTTTCTATATTTGAAACGTACCAACCTTCTTTATCTTGTAAATTATAGTACTGTCCGTCTTGTAAGTTTTCATCTATTTTAGATTGACTACCCTCATAGTTTAACGTTTTAAACGATTTTACAACACCTGGTTGGTCGTTAAATATAACGTTAAAACTTGATGGAGCATGCACATTATAGAAGGTATTTCTATTAACTGGGTTGTCGAACACGTCTTTTTCAAGGTGGTGTTGGTATATATCACCTTCCTTAAACGTGTAGTATTGGTTAGCGCAGCTTAATCCGTTTTCAGGTACAAAAGATTTAAAACTAACCCAACCTCTCACGTCTTCTCTATATGTTACTGACTTAGCGTTGTCTGGATCAGCCGTTTGATTTAAAGTGATATTGTACTCACCTTTATGATCATCATAACTACCAACTAACTTGCTACTTAACTTTAAATTATCTCTAAACCAATCTTTCATACCAGCATCAGATATTGATGTTAAACCATCTTTTGACAATCTCATCACGGATCCTCTAACCTTATCTGTAAAGTAAGCCCTATAGGATTCCGATGCAAATGATTCTGGATTAGTAGATATACCGTATTCACCAACAAAAGGTGTTGTTTGTCCAAGAACTTTGTCTGTTGCTATTAACTGAGGGTTACCATCGGCGTTATACAAAGCGTCTTTGTGAGCTAATATCTTTAATATCTTATCCTCACAGAGTGCTATTAAGTTACTATCTCTAGTGTGTAGTTTTTGTATGCTACCGTATACTGGATTTACGTCTTTTGTTATTTTTTCAGCCTGTATAAATTGGTTTAAATTATTAATACCAGACGTAGAGTTGTATATACCAGAATATATTAGACCATATTTTCTATGTTCTTCCTTGTATTCTCCCTCTAGTGTTGTTGAAGCTTTAACACCGCTAGTTATATAAGGTAGATTAAAAGAGTCTCTAATTCTATTAGATTCAACTCCATTACCAAAAGAATAACAATTGTGCCAACTTAAAGTATAAGAACTGTTAGATATATTTTCGTTTAACACGATTTTGTTAGCTAAACCTGGGGTACCAGCCACCTCTACAAAATCCTCAACACGCGCTGTTATTTCAGAGCCGTCAGGTCTAGTTATGGTAACATCGTCATTCCCAATATCAATAGGCATAGCACCCTCTGGGCAATTGCTAAGCGCGCCAATACACACGGGTGGTTCAAGGACAAGCGTTTTGTTAGGAACAGTAGTATAACCAATAACAGTAGGGATGATAGCTGTTTTGATCTGGTTGTTAACAGAAATTGTGGATCCTATCGGCGCGGCTAATTTAATAGTGTCTTTGTTTAAGTGCACTGGATTTTTACCACTTATCTCATAGTATATATCCAAATCTGTAGACTCCTTGGGTTCTGTTTCCCAAACCGATGGATTTTTAGGTAACAGCGTTTCACGCTCTACTGGTTCTAAAAACTCCAAAGTATAACCCACAGCACCAATACCAATCCAGTTTGCTTCTGTGCTAAAACTTTCTCTATTAAGATTTTTAATAGAATTAACACTTAAACCATTCATTGCTGGCTGTCTAAAAGTTAAATCAAACACTCCATCACTTCCGGTACCTTGGGAGTTCAAACTATATAAACCAACCGCGTTACTACTAGTAGATCTTACGTTTTTGTAACCAACTATATTTATTATATAATCATCACCACTTCCTACAATAGAATCTATTAAAAGAGGGGTTTTTATAAATTCTCCATTAGTAGTTATATTTGTTATTGAAGAAGAACCAATGTGAGTTAGTATCATGCCTTCTACAACACTAGTAAACTCACCCGCTATATCATCACCGTCAACGTCAAGAGTTGTACCGTTGTTACTATCCCAGGCTTGGTTGATGTGTTGTTTTGATACTTTAAAAGAATTGTTAGTCCAACTATTCGCTATAGACTTTATAGTTTCTGTTGGCGTTGCACTAAGAGCTGTCGCTAGACTTGCGTGAAACTGTATAGTTCTACCTCCGGGAATAGGTCCAACCCCGCCGTTCTCATAGTTTGTTGGCTCCCAGTTTGTCATCGCTGGTTTAAACGTTCCAATATTGCTTTTGCTAAAATTCTCTCCAGTGTAAAAATGAGGATGAGCAATTCTAGCGATAAGATTTCGATCCGCATATCTGCTGCTCCAAAAATCATTATTATCATTTGTCATCCAATCCTCATATCTAAAAGAATATGCATAAGTATTGATGTCGCCCTCCCCAGTGATTCTTGTTCTATTATTTCTTTTGGTAGCTGTAGATAGTGTATAAATAGTTTTAGTAGGATCCTCTAACCAGTGGAATTTTTTACCAGAAGCAAGTCTATCGAGATATTTTCCAGCATCTTCATACCTAGAACCGTCTCTATTTAAATCAAATATCTTTTCATCCCCATGGTGCCAATTTAAAATATCCTTTTTATCACCACCCCACACGCTTTCCCAACTCCAACCTCCTGATCCCCTATTTGGGTAGGTTTTATCTGGCATTATAGGGCCAAAACCAAGGTCTATTTCACCATAAGTCCCGCTGTTTCTTATACCAAAATTTGTCCTGGGGTTACCATGGTTATAGTCCTCACCTTCGTAACTAATGTGATTCAACGCCCCGTTCATGCCGCTGTTATTACCAGCGATAGGTCCACCGTCAATAAAGAAAACATCCTCATATCCATGATCACCCTCTGCAATTCCACGAGCATTAAGATCATTTTGTAGCCCCCACAGAAGCTTTAACCCATACGAATCGGACTGACCAATTGAATAATCGAACCAACCATCTTCATCATTAACCGAATGACCCTTATAATCCCACATGGAAACTAAATTGTTTTTGAAAAAAGCTCTATTAGCAGTAACTGAACCAGGTTGGTAAGCGGGTTTTGTACTGTTGGCTGGATCGGGTATTCCCCCTTGCCACCATACCATCCCGCTCATAAGTTTGAGGTGCCTCGTTAAAATGGTAAAATACAAATCGTTGTTCCTATGGCTAGAGTTGAGCAAGGAATTACCGGCTACAGCAAAGGAGGGCATGTTGTCGTAAACGGACTCAAAAGCATCTTGAATAAAATTATTATTACCAAAAGCTATAGCACCATCACCGTAATCACCATCGTGAACAGCGTGGTGGTCTGGTGAGCAATAATATATTTTTTTAAAATCAATACCACCATACTCAACCCTATCGTCATCTGTCACCGGAGGGTTTGCTATATATTTATTGAAGTACTCGTCAGCGTATATTTTTACAAAAAATTTACCATCAAACTTAGCCGCGTTCTCTAAAACACCTTTGTAGAAACGAGTTTTAGCGGTTGATAAAACACTAGATGGTGAAGTAGTTGTCCCATTAAGTATAAAATTAATGTCGTCACCAAAAAAGCCATCAATTGTAAAGTTAAAATCTTCACCTAAAGTACCGTCATCCATCTTATCTCTAGAGGCAGAATTAATTTTATATCTATGAGAAACATTAGGTTTTCCCTGTATGTAAAACTCAACATAAAGTTCCTCTTTAATTTCTTCTACTTGACTCAAACTAGTCCCGTTAAACCTTGACGCTAGACAAGAAAAGTTATTCCTACCTCTTTTAGGAGCGTTATCCATACTCGCTCCGTATAACAAGGAGTCGTTTCCGACACCGCCATCCTGCTGTACGTCTCCGATGTTGTATTTAGTTGTTTTTATAAAGTCTGGGGCTTGGTTTTCAATAGATATGATTTTGTACTTAGCCGGTTCCTTAACCAAGCTGCTAGACTCGACACCTTTTTTTAGTATTAAAAACGTATCTTCATCAATTTTATTTCTATCTGAAGATGGGAATGCTAACCAAACAGAACCATCATCCGCATCATACCAACGATCCATAGCCATATTATAGTATTCGCCGGAAGTTTCTTTTACGAAAAACTTAAAGTATTCCATATCACTTGGTATGGTCATTTCGCTTAAACCAACTTTTAGTTGATTTTTGTTTGAAGATTCACTTTTACTTATCTTGAAACCACCTGACCTGTTGGTTATCACCGGGGTCTCTCTACCGTATTTATCTATAAAAACAACTCCTAATTGATATTCTCTTAAGGATTTTATCGACTTTATACTGTTTTTATTGTTTACTAAAGAGTGTTTAAATTGTGGCTTGATGTTTTTACCACCCACGGTTAAGTCATACCCCTGCGTGTAGTTGGCATATACTAGTCTGTTTTTTGTTATCTCTTGAGCAACAGCTTTTCTAGGCACGTTATCCCACGGTCTTAATAGTTGGTTAGCGGGAAGTATTGAGTGGATAATATCACTACTTATTATATACTCGTTAGCCTGCCACTCGTTATGACCATTTACCGTTTCATCATTAGACGCGACGGTGTCTACTACATATATGTTTGGTGATTGGTCATCTTTATAGAGTATATCAATAGCAATGACATCTGACGGTGTTAGTGGGGTAACAAAGTCCTTAATTGTTACTGTTTTTATTCTATTGGTCATACCTAGATTATAACCCTTTTTAGGGTGGTAACTAAAACCTCCAGGAACAAATGCTACTTCAGTAAATGGTGCGAACGTAGAGTACTCTCCATCTGCGTATTTGTATCTATAAGAAAATCTAGGAAACTTAAATTCAAATAATTTTTCTGACTCATCAAAAACGTCAATAGCAAATTTCAATACACTGTCCGTAGACGGAACACTTCCTTCTATAAAATCAACTCTAAAAGAAACTTTTGCTGGATCGCCAGCTGTAGCCTCCATTTTATTCCCTGACCAACCACCAACAGTTGCTTTAATGGTATACTGCAAAACAGGAATATCTGGCGCGCTATCTTCGGTAAACTCTTTAAACACCACTTTAGTATTGGGTCCCCATGGTTTCCCGTCTACGTTTCTTAAAGTGAACTCTTCACCACCATAAATATCTGAAGCTATCTCAACGTTAAAGAAGTCGCCTACGTTCATGCTAGAAAAATCGTAATGATCCGTTGTTTCTGAAGTACCATCACCACCAATAAAAGAAGAAGATGGTTGACTTCCCTCTGTTGAGATCATCATAACACCAGTGTGGGTGTGCTCCTCTTTTCTACCAGTACTCAATTCCATACTTAGTGGGTGAGTTGGAGGTTGTTTAATCACGGTTATATGTTCTTCCATTACTGGAATAGTAGTTGTTGTAACATCTGTCACCACACGAGTGTGCGCGCTACCGTCTGGAATCGTACCATCAATACTACGTTGTATATTTATTTTTTTAGGTTCAGTGTGCCCGTCTGTCCAGAACAACATGTCATCTATAACATTTATACCCGTTATAAGTCTATCAGCTCTAAAGTTTAAAACTCTATCTCTTTGAAAATTAAAATATGCTGTATTTGTTCCGAGGTCTATTTCTTTGTCTAGCAAAACAACATCTTGCCCCAAATCACCTGAAGCAACTAAGCTTAAATAGTTGTAAGTAGACGTTGGTGTTACCTCGATGCTAAAATCGTCGCATTGAGCCATGTGAAGTCTATTTGTGGTTGGCCCATTTAGAGCGAACCCACTACCCGCATCGTAAGTAGTCTCCCAATCAATACAACCCGCCCAACCATCACCAAAACCACTAGCGTCAGGCCAAGCGGGGTTGACTTTTATTTTTATCTCAGAACCTTGGATATAACTAGTATTGTTATTAAAAAACACATTATAAATCTCGTCCAACCAAGGCGAATTACTTGGTAGATCTATGTAAGGACGAAAACATGTTCCGGATCTATCAACAGTGAGCATTGTTCCTGATGTAAAAGCCATAGTGTCAAGTGGTGGCATAGGTGTCACATTCCCATCCGCTACCAGATTTATATCGAAATTATAAGCATTAGCTTCTCCATTTATCATACCTTGACCGTTCGCGGAAAATGATGCGGCACCCGCCCAATTACTAACAGGTTGATCGACTGTAATTATTTTATAATCACCTCCTACCGATCCACCAAAATTAACATCTTCAATGTCAGTAATAAGAGCGTGTGAAACAACAATATTAGTCCCACCAACAGCTGGGTTGGTAACACTAATTCTATCCCCAACTTGTGGAGTGGTAGGGGTAGGAACTTGTTCAGCGCCATACGTGCTGAGAAGGTAATTTGATATTTGATCGAACGCGCTCGCATTAACAATAAGTCTTCCGGTTATAGGGATAGCATCTCCTACTGCCCAAGTACCTGCAGACCCAGCTACACTATAATCAATTTCGAACCCACCACTACCACTATAATCACCATCGAAATCTACACCTCCTCCTGGAGTGAGCACAGCGCCTTGGCAAGTGTAAGTGTTTGGAGTATATACTGTGTCGATTTTTTTGAGAGCCCCAACGCTTATTACGTTAGCCGTGCTAGTGTTTGGAGTTAGCGTATCATCGAGGCCATGCACTGTCATACCAACTTCTATCTGTGATAATAGTGGTTTACCATTATCGTACTCTATTGGGATTACTAAAGTGTTGGTTACTCCTTCAGCAGCATTTCCATCACCTAAAACGCTTTCACTATTAGCAAGGGCAAAACCGTAAATATCAACGAACACCGGCTCGCATCCATTTGGAGTTTTACGCATTATAAGATCTTTAGAGTAGAGAACGTCACCAACGGCTGTTGATGCGCTATATGTATTTGAGTAAGCATCGTATAAATGCTGTTGAAGGTCAGAAAAAGCACCACCAGCTACAAGCCAGTATAAAGTGTCATTTTTTTCGTCAGAAATAGAACCAACTGTGTATGAGTTATCAGGAATACAACCGAGATTTGTACAAACCCCAGCATTACCCAAAACGTTTTGCATAGTACCAACATCAGATCCCTCTGAAGTTGTTACTTGTATGTTCATCGCGTCTCTGTATTCTCCGCTTTTAATAAGTCTCTCGTCATGATCCTTATTCATTTTACCACCGGTAAAAGTATGCTTAATTTCTGGCATGTACTAGTGTTTTATTTGTTTCGACTTACCTCTTAAAATTTGAGTTAATTCTTCTAATTTAATGTTTGATAGTCTTAATTTCGCTTTTCTAGTTTCAGCAAACCTTTCTTTTTTAAATCTAGGTGTTAATTGTTGATGTAGTGGGTTTGATGATGTAGATATGATCGCATACATTACGTGCTTGTATATAGCTTCTTCAGCAAGCTTATGAACCTGCATCTCAGCATCCGTGCCAAGACTATCGCTTATATAATCTAAGATCACAGTTTTTCCACTAATATTAGAGCTAAAATGTATTTTTCCGGACTGAGTGTCTATGTAAAAAGATCCGTTTGCCTGTGCGTGCTGTGGGTCTAAACCATATCTTGATCCCTCCATCGGCCAGTAAGTGTCGTCTTGATAGTCATCTTGATTTTCAGATGGTGTCCCTGACTTGTAGTTTGACCACGTTGTGGATTCGCTGTCTGTGAGTAAATTACCGCTTGCATCAAAAGTGTAAGAACCATCGCTAGCCTGTGTTGGCTTTGTAGGGTTTGATGTTTTTGAAGCAGGATATAACAAATGTTTTATACCGGCAGAATCAACCCAACTAATTTTAGTGTAATTAACATAATCTTGTGGAAGTGTCATTTGAAGTGAAGCAGGTACTGTAATCTCTTGTGCTTTGAAAGATTTAAATGTATCAAAAGACAACTCTTGTAAAGCTCTTTGAGCATGAAAAGCGACATCTGTTCTTTTTACTTTTGATAAGAGCTTGTCATCCCCGACGTAAGCTACAATAAATTGACTTATAATATCTTCTAATGACACGAACTGGTAACTACCGTGATCACTACCGTTATAATACGCTTGTCCTGTTTGATTGTCTAGTAATCCCATTTATTTATTGTTTTTCTTGTTGTTGTTTAGCCATCTCCAATCCTCCAGCTGCCTGAGAAATATCTTGAGCTTTTATAGCCACTCCAGCATACATCAATATTTTGTTAACTAATTCACCCTCCTCTGAGGAGTGTAGTTGAAAGTGAGTCGTATTAGTAACATCGTACATAGCTTTTCCCTGCACAACCACATATCCCCAACCCGGTGTTAATGGCGTTGATATATAAGTGCAACTAGCTAACACGACACTTGATGGGTGTATCTCTATTGTTAACTCTCCAGTTCTAACATACACCGGGCGAGTAACCGTTGGCTTGGTTAGAGGCCCTTTATTTATGTATAATATTTCATTTTGCTGTACTTCTTCTATTTCACAATTGTAATCATTATCTATAACGGTACCTAATCTGTACAAACCGTTTGGCGCTGAGATAATTCCATTAGTTATAGTGCCTGTATTTTCAAATATAGCTATTTTTTCTCTTAAATTATCTATTATATCAGAGTACTCGTCTGAGTTACTCGGTCTACGTAAAAATTGATTTAAATCGTAGAAGTATTGTTCAAAAATATCCTTCTGTGCTTGGTCAGCAAATAGATTAAATTCTTGAGGAGTTATATAGCCTCTTTGCTCTTTGTTGGCTAACGCTAAAACCTTTTGATATACCGTATCTATACTAACCATAATTTCTTTTATTTATTATAAGGGAATAATCTATTTAAAGTGTCTTTTCTTTTTCCACAGCCACAATCTTTTTTAACAACCTTACTAACCGTGTCTACAACTTTTTTTATCCCTGTTGCTTTTGTAATTTTTTCTATTGAGTCGCCTAATCCTTTTGATTTCTTTTCCATATAATTTAATTTTGTAGTTTACGATCGCCCCGTAGGGCGACCGCTCTACAGTTTGATTAATTATTTAATCTTTTTTCTATGTTAGAAAAAATTTCCATACCTTCATCGGTTTTAAACCAATGTGCTAATGCAGTGTATGGGTGTTCGTCAAATGGTATAACCATTAACTTTCTTCCGTTAGAACCCCATAAGAAGTTTCTTTGATCAGAAGATAATCTTAGTATTCCACTTTCGACAGCTTTAATACCAAAGTTTCTTAGCATTACATTTTCATCATCCGCTAACTCTAAGAATAGTTTAGGGTTGTTTCGTGCAAATATAAGTAAATCTCTTTTAAGCTCCTTAGAACTTAACTTAGATACATCAGAACCTTTCTCTACACGCATAATAGCTTCAGCCATATCTATATCGATATTTCTAGCAGCAATTAAAGCGTCAACTTGCATATCTAAAATTTCAATCTCATCAGCTGCTATTGCCGCTGGTTTGTACTCTTCGTAAATAATATCTTTATTCGGGTGGTATAGAGATAATAACTTTTGCAGCGTTACTTTATTCCTAGGAACATGTAGCGCTCCACCTCTAAAGACAATATGCTCTAATCTTTGATCACCTTTCATTTCATCAACAAACGGTGTTTTTTGGTTTTGACAGTATTTAAGTTCTCTTTCATAACCTTTTTCCTCGTCAAAATAATATATACCCGCTGATTTAATTGATCTAGAAAGTGGCTTTTTGTTGCCTTTTAATAGATAAAGTCTATCTTTAATTTCCCACTCATTTGTAGGTTTTAATCTTTCTCTTGCTTTTGGTTCTTCAACTACAGTTTCTTCAAAAAACTCTGTAACTACTTCTTCCATTGTTTCAATTTGAGGTTCTACCTCAACCTTCTTTGTTTTCTTTGCCATAATATAATATAATATAAATTAATAAAATAAAAGGCCGAGGCCGAAGCCCCGGTCTTTAATATAATAAGTGCTTATTTCATTAACATGAAATTGTTAGCACCTTGTGTAACTAAACATCTTTCAGTTAACATGTGGATTTGCATCGCATCTAAAGCGGATGTAGCAGCTCCAACAGAACCAGTAACCCAAGATTTCATTCTTCTATCGTCAGTTTGTGAAGCTCTGTAACGAACGTGTAAGAATGGTCTCTTTAAGTTTTTACCTAACATTTGGTCATAAACCGTAGAAGTACCAGCTGGAACAACAACCCCTCTGATAGCATTTGCACCAGCAGCGTCATTAATACCACCTCTTGTAGCTTTATCGTTTAAGTATCTCATGTCAGACTTGTAGAAGTCATAAGAACCTCTTCTGAAACCAGAGAAACCTAAGTTCAACGCCATATCTTCAGAGTTATCAAATACTCCGTAAGAAGTACCACCAGCTCCATAAGAATTCATAGAAGCTAACATGTCATCCATTGCTAACGAAGTAGCTCTGTTTACAAACATCATGTTTTCTTCAATAGCACCTTGCTTGTCAAACTCAGCTAAGATAGCGTCAAATTCAGCTAAATCAGTAGCAGCATTAACACCAGTAACACCAGTAGTAATATTACCTCTTGATTCAATAGCAGCGAATAAACCTTGAGTACCAACAGCATCACCGTTACTATTCAAGAAATCGTCAACTACATCTGTACCATGTACACTAAGCTCACCTTCTAGCATAGCCATCTCAACGTAATCATTGAAACGAGCTCTTGTATCAGCTTCAGCTTTTAAGTACCATAAGTAACCAGCTTGACCATCTTCAGCAGCTACTTCAACCCAACCGATTCTAGCTGTATCAGAACCTGATACTTCGTAGTAGTCTTTCATTATAATTGGTTTGTTAGTGTAAGACTTGAATTGTGGTTCGTTAGCACCTCTTGATTCTGTCTCAGCTAAAGCGTCAGTAAGATAGCTTTTTCCTTTTGCATATTCAGAACCATAAACTAATACAACTAAATCAGTTTTTGCATCTGTAATTGCAGAACAGTCAGCAGCTCCATAAGGAGTACATTCTACAACATCAGCTGAAATTCCAGTTACTAAAGCTTTGATAACTGCTTCTGGGTTAGATATAATAACAGTGTCATTAACTCTAATTCCATGAGACCCTGCAGTATAAGTAGCTCCAGTATCAATATGATCAGTAATAGTAATTTTCCCAACATTAGTCGAACCAGCAACGTTACCGTTATTGTCAGTCATTGTTGCAGTGTAAGATAAATGTAAACGACCTTGCTCAGACCAAACAACTTGGTCAGCAGACATCGCTTCTTCAGCTCCTACTTGTGATAAGAAACCTGAAATAGTTCTCGGTCCGAAAACTTCAGCTTCTTTTTCCATAAGATCTGGTAAATATTGTTGCGCCCAGTCATTGTTGCCGGACGTAAAGTCTAGGTAGTTTGTTGATAGTGTTTGCTGTCTATGAGCAGGTGTACTATTTAACAAACCACCAGGGTTTGATATTGCCATAATTTTTAAATTTTAAATTTTTATTTATTTTTGTTTCTAATTTTAAACTTAAAATCAGAAGAACTATCACCTAATACTTTTACTGTCATACCATCTGCTTCAATTCTTCCATGACTTTGTCTTGGGTTCATATCCACGTTTTTGGCTTTAGCAATACTATTTTTCATAGCATCTGCTTTTCCTTGTTCGTAAAAGTGTTTCGCAACAGCGTCTGCATTCATTGCTGTATATAGAGATTTATGATAACCTTCAGCATCTTTTAAAGCAGAATTTTCGTCTAAAAACTTTTTAGTGAAATTGCCTATATCGCTCTGAGTGTCTCTAATTTCTTCAGCATTATTTACATTAAACCTGTATTTCTTGTCACCGACGTTATATTCAAAACCTTTGAACTTGTCGTTGAAAACGTTATTTGTTTTCTGTGTAAAAATATCAGAGTTCGTTTTAACTGTTTTTTGAGTTGCTTCTGACTCTTTGTTGTATCTATTAAAGAAATCAATTGCCTTTTGTTGCTCGCCCGTAAGTTTGCTTCCAGCTTTGATCTCGTCATAGTATTTAGACTTTTGCCCGTCTAAGTGGCTTTTAGCGCTGGCAACTTGCTCTTTAAGCGCTAATTTTTTTCTTCGTATTTCTCTGTCGTCGTCTATATCTTCGTCGAATGAGAAGTTGTCTTCCATAAGGAAGTTAATTTCTTCGTTGTTTAAATGAGGTTTTGTTTGCTTATAGTATTCATATAGTAAATCTTGATTATCCATTTTACTATAATCTTGATTAAGCTTAACATAGTCATTTAAATCCCCACCAGTATCATCCATGAATTCCATTAACTTTTGGATATTCTCTGGCAACGGTTCGCCGGTTCCTATTGATTCCTCTATAGCTTCGGCAACTATTTCTTCTGGTTGCTCTGCAACTTCATTGGTAATATCCTCTAAAGCGGGTGTTTCTTGCTTCTCCACCTCTTGTACCTCAGCTTCAGGTTTAACCTCTTCAACTGGTTTTTCTTCTGGTGTATTGTTTAAATCAACCTTCGTAACTGTTGGCTCAACAGTTTCAGTTGGTTTCTTCATTTTCGCCGCAACCTTAGTAACGTTACCTTTTGTTTCGTTACCATCTGGTTGTTTTGCTTCTTTTGCTTTTACTTTAATTTTGCCAGTTTCGCTATTAGCGATTGGCTCTTCTTTTTCTGCCATGATATAATATAATAATAATTAATAAATTCTAACTAGGATCAAAAGAACCTAAATCAAAACCTCCACTTAGTATATCATTACCTGATGACTCAAAGTTTTTAGGTGGTTTTTGATTGTTTCTTTGATCTATAAGCTCACTTTGTTGAGTGGCTTGTATTTTTGTTCTTTCGTCTTTTCTATCTTCTTTCTGCTTTTCTCTGTTTTTAACACCATCAACCTCAACTCCTTTTAATTGCATGTTGTATTGGAACTCTAGAGCCATTAACTCTTTTTTGAGTTCCATTTCATGTTGCATTTTTTGAGACGCGATTTGAGCTTTTAGTTGCTCTAGTTCACTCTGATTGTCAAGCATAGCTTTGTTTTTTTGTATCTCAGCTTGAGCAGCTGCTTGAGCAGCTTGAGTGTTAGATTGTGTTTGGGCTTCTATGTTTTCTAGTTGCATCTCCCTGTCTCTCTCTTCTTTCTTACTTCTCCTTATCTTTAATAGTTGGTTTGCTAGCTTTATATTCTTAATCTCTCTAAGATCTATTGCGTCTTCAAGATTTATAAGTTTTTGCTGTAAAGCCATTTGAATATTATTCTCTAACTTAGCCTTTTCTTCTTCATCAGGTGTTAAGTCAATAAATATACCGAAATCATATAAATGTAAGCTCTTTATTTCCTCTAATGTCGCTACATTGTGCGTGCCTATAGCTTGTATAAAAGCATCTTTAGTTGGAGAATATTCTATAATATCAGATATTCTAAGGGATAAACATTCCGCTGTTTCAGCGGTTAAGAATAATCCAGCTTGTAGTATGTGTTTAGTAGCTGTATTAGAATTTGCTGCAGCTAGCTTTTGAACCCCAACCAAAGCGTTCGCATCCGGAGTACTACCATCTCTAGCCTCGTTAAGACCGGTCACATCTCTTATCATTTGTAGGTAATAATTGTAGTTACCTATAAGAGCTTGCATTTTATTTCCACCAGAACCAGACGTAATTTCTTGAATAGGTATTTTTCCTGGATTCATATCACCCTCCGACGTGAAGCTCCTCCCTATCACAGATCCTGTCTGGAAGAACATATTTAGAGCTTCTTGTGGGTTATAGTTTGTTCCATTACCTAAATCTACCTCAGCTAAACCATCAGCATCTAAATAAACACCATCAGGAACCATTCTTGACATCACTTGTTGAAGCTTTAAATGTGTCAACTGAATCATGTCAGCAAAACCTGTTATACGCTTTACTAGTGAATCAATTTTACCGTTATACATTCTAGGAGCAACAATAGCGTAGTTCATTTTAACTTTGGTAAAATCACTTTTAGGACGCATCATGTTGCTTGCCATTTCCCATTTGAGTAGTTTTTCCGTACCTAAAATCATAGCTCCCTCATATAGACATTCTATTGATCTTAACATTCTACTGTATACCCCTTCTTTTTCTTCTGGCGGGTTAAACGAATCGTCTTTAGGTATAATTTTTTCAGCTCCAGTTGCCATTTGTTTAACTTTGTAAACCTCATTCATATAGGTTTTGTAGTTAAAATATAAAACTTGAATAGTGTTATTGTCTTCTTTGTCGTGGTTATGCCTAGAGTTGTAATTAGATCTATTGTAAGATTTGTTCTTCATTACATCCTCAAGATCATCTTCTGATAAATGAGGAAATTGTTTTGCTAGTTCGTTTACAGGAATAGTCTTTACTTCACCAACATAATAAATATCATCAAAATAAGGAGAGTCAGTATGAGAGTAGACTAAGTTAGCTGGATCAACGTAATCTATAACAACACCTTCAGAAGTATTAAATGAAGTTTTTACAGCACCCATCCCCAAAACCGTTAAATCATAGTAAAACCTCTTTTTTATTAAGTCATAATTATTACCATCAAACAAAACATTTAATGCTTGTTCTTCAGCGATTTCTACAGCTTGCTTGTAGGTCAACTGCATATAGAGCTCTCCTTCTTCAACTGTCTCTGGTAACGTGTCAATATTACTCTCCGTCAAATCCATCCCAAATTGAGCTGCAAATTCGTTAAAACCTTTCATCTTGATATCAGACATTATAGCTCTACCGTATTCCGTTCTCTCTTTTAAACCAAAGGGATCTTGCGAGTAAGCTTTTATATCATATAATCTGTCAGACATTCCATTAACAACTATATCAACAAACTTAGATATAATTGGTACTGGTTTCCAGTCTAAGTTTAAATAGGACAAATCACCATTTATAGATAACTCATCCTTATATTTTTGTATAGACTGCTCGCCTCTAGCGTACAATCTTAAATTATGAAAATCATTATGATTAGCCCTATGCCTATTAGAACCCCTATCATTGTTAAACCACTCCTGCTCTATTGCTTTACCTACTTTCAAACCATAATCATAGCTTAGCTTTTCAGCATCACTAACTGTTTGACTCGGGAAATAATTTTTCATGCCAGACTCTGCCATATTTATTATTTGATTATTTGTGAATTGCTTCCAGTATTACTATACTTGGAAATATTTATATTTAGTGGTTGTTTTTCAACCTTAGCGTTTGGCGCGTATAAATGTCTATTATTAGCCATGATAGCTAAACCAGAACTTATAGATGCATCATGCTTTGTTCTTTTGTTTATATCAAACCTAGCCCAGTCGCTCAGTAATTCATTGAAATATAAATCACCATGAGAACCGTCTTGTTGTATGCCAACGTGATCTTGTATATACATCTCGATTGCCGCGGCATGAGCTTGTTTAATATCTTCTGAAGAGTTGGGTATACCACCTACTTCTTTTTCTGCAACAGATAGTTTGTTCCAAACTTTATCTGGTCTATTCATGCTAAACCCTCTATACCCTCTACGTCTCAGATAATACAAGAGACGAGGTTTATTGTTCTCCGCAAGTATAGGCATCCCGTAAAATACTAAAGCCATTAGAACGTCTTCAAAGAACATCTCGGCTGTTGGTGGTCTTGATAAGTATTCTAAAAAGAAACTGTTTGCCGGAGCATCTTCCATGCTAAATCTAGTTAAGCCGTGTAAAGCTCCTTTTGATCCAACCCCATCCACTGTTCCTGATATATCGTAACTATCACAACCAAAGGCTCCCATGTGTTCGTTACCGGGATATTTGATACCATTTTTAAGTATCACCTTGTTTTGTATTCCAGAAGGCGGAACCCAACTAACTTTGAATCTTCCTTTTGGGTCTGGGTAAAATATAACCTGAGAATCTTTAATTCCATTGACCCATTGAAAATTACCTGTTGTAACCCCTAAGGTTCTAGATAGCTCTTCGTTGTAATCTATCTGCTCGTATATTTTAACTAAGTTAAATATACTTCCTTTTGCCTCGTCTCTGAACGCATGTTCTGTAGTTCTTGGAAATTGACGGTAAAATTCATTTAAACCGTCGTGATCATCTTTTAGACCATCTACTTCATTTTGCCAGTTATCTATTACACCTACATCTATTAATTCACCGTCTGGTGCGAGTCTATCGATATCAGGAGTAGTAAAGACTGGAACTCCATACTCATCAATAAATCCTTCATAGTTCCATTCCATTGGGATAAACAAAGAGTATAAGCCAGACTTTGTCTGACCATTTCTATTTCGTTTCGTGACATCTGAGGCATTGTATAATTTTTTAAAGTTTTCTCCACCTTTGTCTAAAGCATTTGAAGTTGAGCCCATCATACATTTACCAATAATCCTGCTACCTAATCGTAAACATGTTTTTGTAACCCTCCAGTTATTTAAAATATTATCGGGTCTTTCCCATTTACCTGACTCATCATGTACTAATAGGTTTAGTTTTTCACCATCATAACTATTATCCCCAGTATTCTTCCAGTCAATCGTCGTATCTAATCCTTGTATGTCTTCCAGCTTTTCATTAGCTGTAATCTTTTTTCTTGTAAACTTGCTAGCAGGTACACGATAAGCAAGTTCGGATTTAGGGCGATCCATACCATCTTGTACAGGTTTAAAAAAGAAAGGGTAATTAATTGATATAGGGACAACTTTGTCGGTAAACATTTTTTTAGCATCAGCTCCTGTTTTAGATAATATTCCATATCTACTATCACTTGCAAGAGTAGCTAAATTAACTGTTTCTGCTGATGACATAAAAGAAAATCCAGAACGTCTATTTTTAAGGTAGCACATTCCGTAACATCTTTTATCTGCTTTGCAAGCTTCCCAGAATATATAAAATAATCTGTTTGCTTCTCTAAAGTCTGGAGCACCCACATCAATTTTACTCCATTGCAAGTACATGTACTGCGTACCTGTTATCCAGGTTGGTTTACCATTATTTGTGAACCAGAATCCTTCTTCCCTTCTTTTGAATTCTTCATCTATATAATCGTACCATTTTTCTTTACTGCTTTCCGGATAGTTTCTCCAATCGAATATATTTTTAATTCTCTGCAACTCCTTGGGATACTCGAATTTCACCCATTTGTTCTTTGGATTTTTATATACTTCTTTAGGAGCCTTTGGTAGCGCAATAACTAGTCCTTGTATTTCTATTATCTCACCTATTTGTCCGCTGTGAGATAACACTATAATATCGTGTTCTTTATCGTAACCGTATTTCCACTTCTTACCCTTGTTAAGTCTACTGATAGTAGTCTTCTTAACTGGCTCGACTGTCTTAACTAAACTTTGCTCGTACATTATTTAGATCTACTTTCTGCGAATCCTTTAAAAGTTTTTTCCTTTGTCTCTTCAGGTGTTTTACCCTCAAGCAAGTTTTCCTCTTGTTCAATTCTGTTAAGTATCTCAAATGCGTCAAATATAGCTAGTTTTTTAGTAGCTGCGGCATTCTTAAGTCTATCTGCTGATATATCATCGTCTGAATCAACGATTGCTTCCTTCGCTACTTTAATCAGCTCTTCAACTGCTTTGTGCCCAGCTTGGATTATACTCTTCTTCGTTTCCTTGATGTTCATATTTGATTGTAATAAAATTAGAT